ATTGTATGGGCGGCCAACAACAAGATACCGCTGGATCAGGTGCTAAAAGCCGCTGGACTACAAGGCTACTTGCAGCGAGCCGCTGGCGCAGACCCTGATAGAGCTTTGCCATACGCTCCGTTTGTTGGTGTTACGCCCAACACGCAGACAGCATTGACCACAACCCGCCAAGATTCGATCAGCGCCCGCGACTCTGCTGAAGACATCGCCAAGCAAGAGACGGTCAATCGCACCCGCGTTGAGACTACGAAGCTGGAAGAAACTGGCAAGGGAACGCGTAACACTGATGACAACCAGACCAAGCTCAAACAGGAAGACAAGCGCCAGGGCGGCGATAACTATCGCGCCAGCATCAAGCCTGTTGACGTCAACACCGGCCAGTACGTGTTCCTGACGCCAGAGCAAGGCAAGAGGCTTGGGGTCACGCCAAACGCGCAGGGTCAATACATCCTTCAAGGCGCAACCAAAGTTGGCACCGGCCAAGACATCATCACTCCTGACGGCAAAAAGATCGAGGGACGCGAGAAGACGCCAAGCGGCAGCAAAGCACCGAAGGCCATCGTTGTGCCCGACAAGGCAAACAATCGCATGCGCACGGCCCTCGAAACGGCGCTCAAGTTGCAGAAAATTGATTACGACGAGGACTCGCTGACTGCGCTTCTTGCTGAATCAGGAAGAGAATTCCAAATTAGCAACAACGCGGTAGACGCGGTGGATAAGGTTGTCCAAAGGCTGAAAGCCGGCGAGCAAGTCAACGGTGTAAGCAGGGTCAAGACGACTAGCACGGTGCTCGGCTATGAGGTTCCGCTTACAACCGGCGAGCGCTTGAAGAGAAGCGCGACGGCATCAGTGACGGCTCCGGCGGTACGCCAGCCGCCGGCAGCAGCTATCGAGTTCCTGCGCCAGAACCCGAACCTGAAGGCTGACTTTGAGGCCAAGTACGGCCCCGGATCAGCAGCCCAACACTTGAAATAAAGGCCAGGCCGCGACATGGCAAAGAATCCGTTCGACCAGTTTGATGCGCCTGCTGCGGCCAATGTGTTCGATCAGTTTGACGAACCTGCGACTCCACCCCGAGGCTTGTCGGCCTCTCCAACTGTTGCGGTAAAACCGGGGCCGGCTGGTGGGGTGGCAGCCGGAACCGTTCTTGATAGCGTCAAGCAGTTCATCGGCGGCCTGATCAACACGACGCCGACGTCCGATAGCGTCATGGGCGACATCACGCCTACACCGAGCATTCCGCTTGCCGTTGACCCTGCGTTTGTTCAGCAGTCAGCCAAAGAACTTTCTGCCATGACACCGCAGCAGCGCGTGCAAGTCATGCAAGACGGCGGCGTTCGCGGACGGGTGGCATCCAACTTACTAGAAGGTGCGGCCAAGATACGCGAGCAGGAAGAATCGCGTGGCGCAGAGGGCCGTCGTAAGTTTGCGGAGCGCAACCCCATACTAAGTGCGCTGGCAGCCGGCGGCGCGCAGACAACCCGCAACGCAATAAATATTCCATCGGTTGCAGCCGACGCGTTCAATCAAACCATTGTTAACCCTGTAGGCGAGGCGCTTGGTTTTGGCAGCGTAGACCGCGTGCCTCAGATACTTGGCAGCGGCTACCTGACCGACGCTGCGTCTGACTACATGCCGAAAGTCGCCAAGCAGTCGTTGGCCGACGCCTTAAAGAAAAATGAGTTCTCCGATTGGTTCTTGACCAACCTGACGGCGCAGACGCCGCAGATCGCGCAGTCGGTCGTGATGGCAATGAATCCGGCAACGCGAGCGCTTGGCCTGCCACTGATAGCTGGACAAGAAGCTGCCGACGCCTACTCGCAGGGAGATGATTCACGGGTAGCGTTGGCCAAGGGCACGGTTGCAGCGTTGGCTGAGATGTTGCCCTTAAAGGCATTCGACAAGGTTCGTGGTCGCATTCTGGCGCTGCCGATCGATGCGCAACGCTCACTGATGCAAGAGGCGGCGAGACGCGTATTGGCGTCCGGTGCTGCGCTTTCCGTTCAGTCGCTGGTCGGCGGCATCGAAGAGTCGCTAACCGAGTTTGGCAAGAACGTGATTGACAACACGTTCGCCGGCAAGGATGTGCCGTTGACGCAGAACGTGCCGGAAGCCGGCGTGCTTGGTGCTGGCGCTGGCGGTGTGATGTCTGCGCCGAACATCATCACTGCAATGACCCAAGGCGACACGGAGTCGCCGGCAGCGCAAGTTGCCCGCGCCATCGATCAGGGTGCAGACGCGACGATGGCCGGCGTCAACCCGGAACGGGCGGCGACCAGCTTCTTCACACAGAGCAACCCGTTCGACCAGTTCGACACACCACAAGCTACCCAACCTGATCGCATGGGCCGCATTGAGCCGACGTTGAATGAGCCGCCGGTCGAACAAACGCAACAAACGCAACAAGCGCAACAGCCAACGCAAACCGCAGTCCAACCTCAACCACAAGGAGCGCCAGATGAGCTACGGCAAGAAGGGCAAGAAACCACCGACCCCGCCCAAGTATTAAAAACAGCGCCGGCAGAAACACCGCCGGCCACCGACACTCAACGCGTCTCCACCGTCACTGGCCGGCAGATCGACACGCGCCTGCGTGTGGTGGACGCAAGCGAATTGCAAGCCGCCAGTGGCGAGCTGCAACCCCGCGACCGCAGTCGCGCCTCCAGCGACGAGCAGATCAATGCCATCGCCTCGCAGCTTGATCCGCAGCGTCTTGGAGCATCAGCGGAGGCCGACCGTGGTGCGCCGATTATTGGCCCTGACATGATTATCGAGTCCGGCAACGGACGCGTGCAGGGCATTCGTCGGGCATACCAGATGTTCCCCGAGCGCTCGCAAGCCTATCGGGACTATTTGCAGAGCCTGGGCTTTGACACCACCGGCATCAACGAGCCGGTGCTGGTGCGTGAGCGATTAACAGAACTCTCGCCGCAGGATCGTATTGCCTTCGTGCAGGAAGCCAACCAGGCCGCGACGATGGACTTGTCGCCGGTCGAGCGAGCCAAGATTGATGTGTCAGCGCTGGCCGACGATGTGATCGAAGTCTGGCGTGGTGGCGACATTACGGATGCAGCCAACCGTGACTTCGTGCGTGGCTTCATCGGGAAGCTTCCGCAGACGCAGCGCAACGGCATGATGGACGACGCAGGCGCTCTGTCGCCAGACGGCGCGCAGCGAATTAGGCGTGCTATGCTGGCCGGCGCGTATGGCGACCGTGACTTGTTGTCGCGTCTGGTGGAGTCTACCGACGATGGCATGAAATCGATTGGCAATGCGCTGTTCGACTACTCCGGCCAGTGGATGCAGATGCGCCGTATGGCCGAGCGCGGAATGATAGATAAAGGCTATGACGTCACAGCAGAGCTAGTACAGGCAGCGCGTGTTGTTGACCAGTTGAAGCAGACCCGTGGTCGGGTGCAAGATTGGCTGGCACAAACGGATTTAACGAGCGAGCGCAACCCGGTTGTGGATGCGTTTGTAACGGCGTTCTACAACGCGCCGATGACGAAAGCCGTTGGCCGTGAAGCCATTGGCGATGTGCTGCGCGCTTACGTGAACAGCGCGACCAGCCAAGATACGGCAGGACTGTTCGGCGCGCCGCCGGCTCCTGCTGAGATTGTTCAAGGCGCAGTGGAGCAGAGAAATGAGCGAACAAGAGAACCAGTTGCCGGAAACCTCTTTGGAGACGCCGCCAACACCGAAGCCGCTAGCACTGCTGGCGCTGGGCCGAGCGTTCAACCAGGTGGGCGACCGTCGCGGGATCGAGTCGTTCAAAGCGGCGGGACGAGGGCTGATGGTCGCAGCGAGGAACGTGCCGATGCAGGTAGAGCAAGTGGGCGACGCTCGCCGGATCAAGACCGCAATGGGGCCGATGATCAAGCCCAAGAAGGCGTAGACGATGGAGCCAATCGGAACACCCGAGGAGATGCGCCGGCAGATCGCAGCGTTCAATCGCGTGACGAAGGCGATAGCAGCGCAAAAAACCAAAGAGTCAAAGGCGCCGCCAGCGACATCTTCAACAAAGCCTCATTCACCGACCGTCAAAGCATCTACCGGGACGCGTTCGTAGAGCTTGGGTACGACCCGGCAGAGGCTGAACTATGGCCTCCTGCCAAACAATTCCAAATACTGTCGGACGGTCTGAAAAAGACCTACGGCTTGGCGCTTGTCGAGAAGTCTGACCGGGCCAACCTGCGTGACTCCATCGATCAACTGCTGGATGCCTACCGTGGCATGCAATTGATGGCGCATGTGCTGGACTTGCCAACGTCGGCGATTGGCTTGAATGGTGAGTTGGCGCTCGGTCTAGTCAAGGGCGCTGGCTATCTCGGCGCGCACTACCCAATGGGCACAGGCAGCGGCACTACCTCCGAAGGCGTCAAGACATCTGGTCAGACAGTCGTCATGCCTGGCCGCTCTAACTCGTTTGCCCATGAATGGGGTCATGCGTTGGATTGGTACTTGGCTGCAAAACACGCCGGCGCTCTGGACAATCTCACCGACTACCTGCGTGCTGGCGAGTCGCTTTCCGACAAATTCCCTGAGTCAGTCAGCGATTCGTTCCGGCATTTGCTCAACTCCCTGTTCTTCGACCAGGCCGAGCAAGCCGCAAAGATCATGGAACTTGATCAGAAGATTGAACAGGCAGAGCAGAAGGGCAAGGACACCACCAAACTCAAGGCCGAGCTAGACAAACTGAAGTCTGGTCAGAGCAAGGCACGCAACGGCCGCAGTGAGTTCTACAAGAACGCTGGCGACTTCGCGCAGGCCACCGGCAGCGACCCTGACTACTGGCGCAAGCCAACCGAGATGTTGGCCCGATCCTTTGAGGCGTACATCGCGCACAAGGTGGAAGCCGCAGGCGGCACGACCGAGTTCATCACCAAGGGCGACTACGCCTATCAGTCGGACGCGCATATCCGTCTGGAGAAAACATTTCCGAAAAACGCGGATCGTTTCAATATCTTCCGCGCCTACGATCTTCTGTTCGATGCAATTCGCACCGAGACATTACTAAATCCTGACGGCAAAGCGGTGGCATCGTTCCCGGCCAACGTGCGTCTTACTGACCCTGCTGTCTACTTTGCCGACCAAATCCGGTCGGCACAATCGACGGCCTTAAAACGCATGTGGGAGGAAGAGTTCCGTGCGTGGCGTGTACGCGCCCGCGAACTGGAGAAGCTTGACCAGCGTCCCAACGATCCGCGACCGACCCTCAAACGCATGAGCGATGCGGTCAGAGCAATCATCTCTACTAACCGTGGCGTTCTTTTGTCGATGGAAGCGCACTACACAAAAATAGGCAACAGAGCGGCGGCAGCAGCGATTCGAGATTTGACGTCTCGGATTGCCACCGACCCGGGCGCTGGCCGACAAACGTTTGCCGGCGGCACGTATGCCGAAGCCGTCGAGCGTCAGAGCCGCATCTTCAATACGCGCCTATCAAACATTGCCAACAACAACGAAGCCGATCTGCTGACCGACGATGAGTTGTCTGAATTGACGGCCGTGCTGACCAACTTTAGCGACAACGACACTATCAATGCCAGCCCAAAGATTAAGAAGCTAGGCGCGCAACTGCGGGAGCTTACGACCGACCTGTACTACTACAACCGTACCGCTGGCTTGGACATCGGATTCGTCAAAGATCAGGGCTACTTGCCGCGTCTGATGGATGAACCACTGGTAACAGAAAAAGCTGACGAGTTCATCAAGGACGCCACAGAGGTCTACAAGATTGTCTTTGAGCGCGACACACAGCGCGCCACCGACGAAGGCGTCGATGTGGCAGAAGCGATGGCTGCGATGGAAGCCCGCGCTAGGCAGGCTGGCATAGACATCAAGAACGATCAAAACCTTGTTGAGTACCGCGACGCCAAAAAAGAATTTAACAAGCTGGTGCGCGCACTGAAGTCAATCAAGGAAGACGACTCCGACTACACCGACAAAGTAGAAAAGGCGACCGAAAACCTGGCTAAGTTCCTTGAGGACAATGCTGACGTCTTTGATGAAGCCTACGACTACATCCGCGACCAGTGGTCTGCCAACGCGGCGGCTGAGTACCAGACCCGCATCAGCTACGGCTCACCTACCGACTTCAGTTCGCACTCGCCTACCGGCAGCTATCTGAAGGAGCGCACGCTGCCACCAGAGGCTGATCGCATTTTGGCCAAGTATTACATCCAAGACCCGATAGAGCGTATCCAAGCCTACGTTGATATGTCGGCCAGAAAGTCCGAGTACAACCGGCGCTTTGGCCGTGACGTTCGCAACAAGCAAGAAAAGAACACCAAGCTGCAAACAATCCTAGAGCGCATGGTTGAGTCCAGCGTGCGGCGCGAAGACCGGAACATGGCTGAGAAGATCGTTGGCCAAATCACCGGAACGGATCGCGGCAGCATGCCGGCTGAGATGCAACGCACGCTTGGCAACGTACATGCCATCGGGCAGATGACGTTACTTGGTCGGGTCGCGCTCACGTCGCTGGCTGAACCGATCACCGTATCGGTACAGACCGGCCGTCCGCTAGATGCAATCAAGGCCCTTGGTCTGACCATTCAAGAAATTGCCGCAACCGGCAGCGTGAAAGAGCGTCGAGCGATGGCCCGCGTGCTTGGCATCGTCGCTGGCGACTACGCCGACGAGATGATTGCCAATCGACTTGGTGGCTCCTATGCCGAGTCCACGAAGATTACCAAGGCCAGCGCCAATTTCTTTCGGCGCGTTGGCTTAACTGGATTGACCAATGCGCAGCGTAGGGCGTCGATGCAGCTTGCTGGCCGGTACGTGCTGGACATGGCCAACACGCTGGACGACGACACGGCCAGCGCCAACAACAAGGGGTTTGCCCGCGACGAAATGATTGACGCCGGCATCCTTTCTAGCCAGATCGATGGCTTTGTTGCGTGGACGCGAGAGTACAGCGACCGCATGCCGCGGCATGACGAGCTGATTGACGTTGACGGACAGTTGACCGAGATGGGCCAAATCTACGCCGTCATGGTTGGCCGTCTGGTCAACCAGGCGATCCAATCCCCGTCGGCCATCGACCGTCCGTGGGCAGCAAACACACCCATTGGGCGCCTGGTCTACGGTCTGCTGTCGTTCTCAATGGCGTTCTTTCGCAACGTCGCCATTAAGTCAGCTAAGAAGATTGAGCGCGAGTACAAGGCGCGGGGCGCAAAGCAGGCCGCAACGGTGGCCGCCGTGCAAGTTCTTGCGCCGTTGGCCTCGCTGTATATGGGTCACTTCGTGGTGACGATGGCTCGCGAGCTTTTGCTGAACCCTGACAAGTGGGATGAGGAAGAGAAGAACGAAGGCGGCTTCCCTATCAAGTGGCTGTCAAAGCTTGCCTTCTCACGCGCCGGCTTTACTGGGTTAGCCGATCCGATCTTTAACGCTTTTACTGGTGTGAAGTACCAGCGCGACCTATCCAATCTGTTTGTTGGCGCAACCGGCGCTTTTGTGCTGCAAGGTATTGAGCGGATTGCCAAGTTTTTTGCGATGAACAGCGAGAACACCAATTCGGCAGAGCGCGGTCTGGCTCGCGGCATGTTTGAGCTAACGCTTCAACCTGGTTTGGCCTACGCCACTGGCGCGCTGCCGGGTGGGCCTGTTGCCGGGTATGGCCTTGGCGCCAGCTACATGTACATGACATCGCCTGCATTCAAATCGCAATGGCAGGATTGGATGGCAGGAGAAAAGCAAGTAAAGAAGAAAGACGACTAAGGAGAAAGTTAGATGATTCCATTAATTGCATCGATCGTCAGCGGCCTAATAGCCAATGGCATGCCGAAGGTAGCCGACGCTGTAATTGAGAAGGGCGTCGATTACGTTCAGGAAAAGATGGGCATTGAGTTAAAGCCTGAACATGAACTGACTCAGGAGGATGTTTCCAAGATGCAGGAAGCGGCAATGAAGCACGCGGAATTCATGGCTGAGTTGGATGAAAAGTCCACGCAGCGCGCCACCGACATGTACATGGCAGACCCCATGACCAAAAAATTTAGCCACGCCTACGCTTGGTTCATCACCATCGTCTCATTCATTTACTTTTTTGCCGTCTCGTTTGCGCCGGTCGAGAATAGGAACCGAGACTTCATCAACATCATTCTTGGCTTTCTTATTGGCACTGCTGTAAACAGCCTGATCCGATTCTTCTACGGATCATCCAACAAGTCGCAGGAGGAAACGAACAAGCAGATCAAGGAGGTCAAGAGTGACGCCGCAACTTGACCACTTAATTGCCGCTGGTGTGAAGCAAACGGTGGCCGAGAAGTGGCTGCCGCACATTCAGACAACCTGCGCCGAGTTTCAGATCAACACGAAGGATCGGGTGGCAGCCTTCATCGCTCAGACGGCGCATGAGTCGGGCGGGTACACGATGCTGACCGAGAACCTAAACTACAGCTCCGATACGATGGCAACCATCTGGCCGAAGCGCTTTGCCGTCATGGGCAAGGACGGTAAGCCGGTAAAGGAAAAGGGCAAGAACGTGCCCAACAAGTTCGCGCAGTCACTTCACCGCAAGGCCGAGATGATTGCCAACGTCTGCTACTCGGCGAGAATGGGAAACGGAACGATTGAGTCGGGCGACGGCTGGAAGTTCCGTGGCCGCGGCGCCAAGCAGTTGACCGGGCAGGACAACTACAAGAGGTGCGGCCAGGCGCTTGGAGTCGATTTGGTGTCCAACCCTGATTTGTTGCTGGAGCCGGAGTACGCCGCCAAGTCGGCGGGCTGGTTTTGGGCCGTCAACAAGTGCGCCGACTTGATCGACAAGGGCGACTTCACGGGTCTAACCAAGCGGATCAACGGTGGCGTGATCGGGCTGGCGCAGCGCGAGCAGCGATACAAGGCCGTACTGAAAGCGATGGAGGCGTAGATGGACGACTCAATTGCTGACGCACTTTTGAATCAACCAAACCTGCTATTTGATGGCAAGAACAAAGTCTACGTTGGCATAGACCATGGGAAGAAGGTTCGCCTGTCTGACCGTAACTTGGCTACTGTTAGAGGCATTGCCAAAAAGCACGGCGCTTGGTTTGAAGGCGACGGAAGTGACGCCGGGATGCTGGACATTCCGCGCTCAGACTATCGTGGGTCTTGGGATGAAATGCTGGAAAAGCAGGTTATAGGCTACCCGCCAGAGTTCTTGTACACGCTGTTTACCAACGTCGAAGAGAACCAACAGGCGCGATTCTTGACCAAGCCGCGAGAGACAATCATGGACGCGATAGTCGGCGCGCAAGATAAAGTCGGGTATCTGAAAAACAAGAAGTTCACCAAAGAAGCCGTTACTCAGTTCTTGAAGTTAGCCAGCGAAAGCAATGCCGATCTGCTGGCAATGGCATCCGAGCCAGCGACATCAGAAAACGTCGCAAAGTTTCTGAGTAAGGGCGAGAGCTTGATGTGGCCAGACAACTGGCAGAAATACCCGAACAACGCTGGCAAGGTGGCAAAGAAGGCAAACGATAGGCGCATGGAGTTCTTAAAGGATCAGTTGCGCGGCGTGTATGCCGTTGGCAGCGATCACCTCAAGGCGCTCAAAGCGATGGAGGCGTAGATGGACGACTCACTGGCAAACCTGTTTGTAGGCCAAGACGGCCCCGATGTGCGCAAGCTGGATGGCCTGGGCATGGCGCTGGCCAGACTGATGGGTGGCGGCGAAGCTGCCGGAGGCCTGGCGCCACACGGCCTGCGCCACGGTGGCAACGGAGCCAAGGGCTTAGGCTACTTTGGCCCACTGGCCATGCAAGACGGCAGCTACGCTACCGAGCTATCTGCCGACGACGACGTTGGACAGTTCCCGCTCGTTGTGCCAACGCTGTCCCGCGAAGAGTTGGCCGCTCTGCTTGCTGGCGGCGACCCAACGGACGCGGTGTGGCAGAAGGCGCAGGCGTTCGCCAACCAGCGGCGGGCCGCTGGCAGGAACACGTTCATTGAGCAAGGTGAGTTGCGGTATCCATTACCGCCAAGGTAGTGGTGGGCCGTAGTAAGATTAAACCACTGATTTTTCTTCAAAAGCGCAACCAAAAGCGCAACCAAAAGCGCAACATACACGGGTAACACGTTGATAATGCTATGCTTTTCTGCCATTCCAACGCTTGAATTAAGGGTAGTTCTGCCGCATTGCCCGTGCTAAGAAACATACATCATACACAGGCAAATCAACGTATTAGACAGGCTTTGTATGGTTTTTGTATGGCAATGAACAGCGCAAAATGCGCTTTATGGGTCATTTTTAGGCCATAGAGCGCAGCTTGCGCTCTATGCAACCTTGATCTTTTCTAGCGCGCCACGCAGGTATTGCGGCGACAGGTGCAGGTAGTTATTCTCCACCGTTTTAATTGAGTCCCCAAGCATGGCTGCGATGTCGCGCATCTCGACGCCGGCCTCGGCCATTCTCGTGGCCAACGTGTGTCGGAACGTATGGGATGCAACGCTCTGCAATCCATGACGATCGCAGAACCTCTCCACCGACTTATTGATCGTGCCACCGTGATCAAGTACCCATGCGTTTTCCGCCTGCTCTTTGGCGATGGCCAGTACAGAATGCAAGTCGTCGCTGATCGGGATAATGGGCCGATGCTTTATAGTCTGGTTCCTGCCCCATGGATTCAAAGTAATTAGCTTGGTCTTCATGTCCACTTGCTCCCACTTTAGCGTCCTCAACGCCTCCGATCGTGCGCCGGTTTCCATCAGCAGCCACATGTACCGGTTAATGCGAGACATACGTATACGTTCGTGTGGTTTGCAAATGCTCCGAATAAGCATCAATTCCTCTGTGCTCAAAACGCGTTTGCGTGGAGGAGGGCGCGACGGCATTGGTATGTAAGCCAATTCACTGGCGTTGACTCGGCACTCTTTCGGCTCGACTCGTTTAATCATAAAGTTGAAAACGGAGCGCAACATTATTAGCTCCCTTCTGACTGTGCCTGGCTTAACAGGTTTCCATCCATGCTCACCAGCCAGACGCGCAGCGGTATACGCCTCAATTTCCTTGCGCGAAATGTCTACCAAGCGTTTGTCACCAAACAATAAAACTATTTTTTTAAAACTAAAAACTAAACCTTCTTTGTCAACCACCGTCGGCCCGTGCTGCTCAATAAACTGCCGACAAGCGTTGGCCAGCGTCTGAGGCTTTTTGCTAATGTGGTCTTCGTTTCTGCTTTTTAGCCAACCTTGGAACCTTTGCTGCGCGATTTGTATATCTTCTGTCCTAAGGCTATCTCTCTGTGATCGACCGTCGTTCGTATAGATGACGTACCAAACCCCCCCAATTTGTTTAAGTCTTGCTGGCAAAGCTTTTCTTGGCATTTAACCCTCCGGTCAATGTAGTCAGCGACCGATTGCTTTGTTATTAGAACCGGCGATCGGCCCGCGCCAGCTATCCATTGCAACTCGCCTACTTGTCGCAGTTTGCGAATAAAGCGTCGGCTGCGCTTAAGCCACGAAGCGACTTCAGATTCTAAAAGTAAGTCATCCATGCTCTTGTACGAGCATAAATATTTGCATCGCAATTTTTTTAGGAAGGCGCATGTTTAAGCGAATCCACATATTGCCTTCGTCGTTGGGTACGTCGCGTATTTCAAACGACGGCTCCTGTTGATCATAAGCAGACTCGTAGTAGTTCGGAAGTAAATCTTCCGGTTGCACAGATAAAACATTTGCCATTTTTTTCAGGGCTTGCGGAGACGGCATTGAACGACCGCGCACGTAGGTGCTGACAGCATCCCTGGCCAAATCACAATTGCGGGCAAACTCTGATTGCGTCCAGCCTTGCTCCATGATCTTTGAGTACAGACGTTTTGCAAACTCGGCTTTTACTAAATGACGATTGCTAATTACTTGCGGCTTAATATCTTTGCCGGCAGGCTTAGGTTGAGTAGCGTATTTAGGCACAACTTCACTCCCTTTGTGTAGGGTATACAAGATGTACACCTTGCGACAAAGTGTATCGTCAAACTACAAATATTGCAATATTTGTGTCTTGTTATTGTTGACAGCTTGTACGCCTAGCGACATAAGCATATCTAAGCCTAAAATTGTGTATGATTTTTGTTGACAACTTGTACGTCGTATGTAAAATATCAAACATGATAGAAATTAAATCGATTGCAGGCCGAGCCTGCGTTGTTGATGTTAGGGGGTTTGTGGCGTATTTTGGAGGTCAAGCAGCGATGCGCTCTTTATGGGAAAAGCACGGGTTAAGCCTAACAAAAGGTGCGCAAGATAAGTGGGTGCTGCGAGGTGCCGTGCCTACCTCTCGCGTGATGGAGGCTGTTATGGTGTGTAGAAAGCGGAGGGTTCATTTTAATTTTAGTAACTTTATTCGGGTAAATAAAAAATGAATGAACAAGAGATCGAGCAGATGAGCGACATTAAATGGGCCGAAACTGTACTGAGAGGCGACGGCCTGTCCATTGATTCCGTGGCAGCAGTTCATTCGTTGCTGACTGTGCTAGTTGAACATGGTGCTACAGAGGACGTTAAACGCTTTGCAGACCGTTTGCTGGCGTCCCCCCCTTCCACACACACACAACTCCGCATGGTTGACGCCTCCGTCACTCCGCATGGTTGACAGTTGAAAATCGCCGGCATTGATCCTGGCCTGTCTGGCGCCATCTGCATCTTTGATGTGGACAAGGGCATGCTGACTATTTTTGACATGCCAACGGTCGAGGTCAAGTCTGGTAAGACGATGAAGCGTCGGCTGTCCGAGCCAATGCTGGCCGAGCTAATGCGACCGCATGAGATTGAACATGTGGCGTTGGAACAAGTGGGGTCAATGCCAGGGCAGGGCGTGTCGTCCACCTTTAATTTTGGTCAGACGTATGGCGGCATTCGCGGTGTCTTAGCTGGCCTGCGCATCCCCATCACGATGGTGACGCCGGCCAAGTGGACAAGAGATTTGAAAGTGTCGGGTGGCAAAGACGCCAATCGACAAAGGGCAGCACAGTTGTTCCCGGCTTACGCGGCGTCGTTCTTGCGAGTCAAGGACGATGGCCGTGCTGATAGTGCGTTGCTGGCTTATTGGCTGGCTATTTTTTGCAAGGATGTCTGATATGCCGACCGACACAAGCCTCAATTTCACACTAATTAGTGCGCCACAACGCTCGCAGGAATGGTTCGACGCCCGTCTTGGGCGCGTGACCGGCAGCAATGCCAAGGCCGTATGGGAGAAGACCGCCAAGGGCGCGAAGACTGCGAAGTGGCAGAGCTACCAAGACCAGCTTATCGCTGAAATCCTGACCGGCATTAGCTCCGACGATGTGTATGTGACTAACGACATGATGCGCGGCGTCGATCTGGAGCCGGTCGCACGACACGCGCTGGCCAAGCACATCGGCACAGCAATTCGTGAGACGGGTTTTGTGTCGCACAACATTATGCGCATTGGGTCGTCGCTTGACGGCGACATCGACAACTTTGCGGCCATCGTTGAGATCAAGTGTCCGAGAACGACCACGCATCTGCGCTACATCGAAGAGGGCAAGTTGCCTGACGACTACGCCGGCCAGTGCATGCACAACCTGTATGTGACGGGCGCGAAGGCAATGGTCTTTGCGTCCTTTGATGACCGTCTGCCGCCGCACTTGCAACTGTTCGTGCAAGAAATTCAGGCGACCGACCTTCCGATGGAAAAGTACGAGAGCGACCTGCAAGAGTTTTTGAATCAGCTTGATCAGCGCGTGGAGGCGTTGGCCAAGTCGAAGTAAGTCATGGGGGAAAGCGGATGCTGGTGTGCGGCCCTGCGTTAAGCGGATCGCATTGCAGCCAGACGCAGCGAGTACCTCACCCACTGCTGGCTTTTCCTGCCGGCAACGCCCGCCGACGGTATCGGCGCAAAACTGTTTGAAAGGAAAGCACCATGCCTTTAGCAATTCCAGGTGGCGGCGACGCCAAACCCTATATCCGCTTTCAAGCCAGCATGAACTCATGGCAGATGTCCACTGAAGGCGGCACTGAAGAGTTCACCTTTAGCGAAGCAGTTGTCGTTGACATTCAGAACGTCCAGCTTGGCTGGCTTTTGCTTGAAACCGGCAACCGTGATTGGAAACCGTGGCCTAACAACGCGCCACAACCCAAGCCCCAAGAAGGCGAATACAAGGCCGGCTTTGAGGCGCATATCTACGCGAAGAACATTTTTGGTTCCGAGCCTGTGCGCAGCTACAGCAGCAACTCGACCGGCAACGTGATGTTTATACAGGAACTCTACAACGCAGCCGAGTCTGCGCCTGAGTTCGGTCAGGGCATGTCCCCCGTCATAAAAATCGTTGGCAGCACGCCGATCAAGGTCGGCAAGGGCAACACCCGCGTCCCTAAGTTTGAAATCGTCAAATGGATTCCCCGTCCCGACGTTTTTGGTGCGGCGGTAAATGCGCCGGCAGCAGCGCCGGCAGCCAAACCTGCGGCAGCGCCTGCGCCCAAGGCAATGGCAGTGGTTGACGACGAGTTTTAAACAAGTAGCAGCGACCCAGCCACCCCTCCGGCTGGTTTTGGCCGTCACCGTGTTTCTTCTTGGTGACGGCTTTTTTAACCCTTGATATGACAG